GCAAAACGTATATCCAAAAATGGCAAAAAACGCGTATTAAAAAGCCGCAAAATCCGAGGAGGTAGTAGTTCTGGAACACTTGTCGGAAACACCATTGATATGCTGAAAACCGTTTCTGACGCAACCGTTGTTGGCGCAAACTCATTCAATGGTGTAAACACGAATTTGCCGTATAGTCGATTTATAAATGAATACCCACCGAGGGCATAAGAGAATCCGCCTTTGGCATAAGAGAATCGGCATAATCATAAATACAAAAACAAATATATTTGTATTTATATATAAGATGGCCTTGGTTGGTTTGCGAGATTTGTGTACCCCTGCATATTTATATTTAGTAATATCCATTATTACTATTCTTGTAATTGCTCTTCAGAATTTTGGAAATAAAAATGTATACTGTTTGGGCCCATACGCATGTGATACACCAAATACATACACTATTTTCATCTTGAAATTGGTATATGTAATTTTTTGGACATGGATATTGAATATCCTCTGTAAATCCGGATACACTTCCGTATCATGGATTTTGGTATTATTGCCATATATCTTCATGTTTTTATTGATTGCCATTATGTTTTTGTCTACCGTCCCCGATGATGGAAGATACACGACATTCAGTTTGTGGGCGTTTTTTTAAAGTATAGATGAGAGTCCACGTATTATATAGTATAACTATTGTATATAATACATATGCCAAACCCCCGTACTCGGCATACTCGTAAAACCCCGAGAGTATCTGTATCTGGTCATATTGTTTCGCGAATAAATGGATGGGTCGTGGCGGAAATACATGGAAACGCACGAGAACGCGGATTCGCCCACGGCGCATTACTCTATAAAGAACTGAAACGTGTAATGGAGTGTTTTCCGTTTTTAGTCCAAACCGATTTCCATACAACTCTCGAAGAATACATACATCGATGTAAAACACTCTTCAAACACATTATAGAATCCAAATATCGAGAGTATTATGACGAATTGCTAGGTATTTGTTTGGGCGCACGTTCCAAAGGCGTGAATATCCATATCGACGAACTCATCGCGTGGAATAGTTGTTTGAGTATGTATGAAGAATATGAGACCGAAACTCCCCCTCAGCGATGTAGTGCGTTTATTGCTACCGGGAACGCGACGGAAAAGGGCGACATTGTAATGGCACACAATACCCATTGTAATTTGGTATTAGGGTCACTCTCGAATATTGTATTGTATGTGTATCCAGTAAAAGGCCACGCGTTTTGTATGCAGACGTGTCCGGGTATGATTTGTAGTTCGATGGATTGGTTTCTATGTGAAAACGGAATGGTTGGATGCGAAACCACGATTTCCGAAATAAAATACAAACCGGTATTTGGTGTCCCGTATTATTGCCGGATTCGCGATTGTATGCAATACCGAGATTCTCTCGATGAATACGCAAATACAATGCTACACAATAACGCGGGGGATTATGCGTGTTCGTGGTTGTTTGGCGATACCCGAACAGGCGAAATTATGTTGTGCGAAATCGGGCTAAAAACACACAATATACGAAAAACACGAGACGGCGTATTTTACGGTATGAATTCCGCGATGGACCCCACGCTGAGACTCAAGGAAACAAACGATACCACATTCGATGATATTTCCAAATCCAGTGGTGCGCGACACGCGCGGTTAGAATATTTATTGACGGATAAATACGCCGGGAAAATCACGACAACCAACGCGAAACTGATTTTGGCAGACCATTATGATGTATTGTTGGACCGCACACATCGGGGATTGCGGGGTATTTGTAAACACAGCGAATTGTCGTCGGAGAAATCCAAACGAACACCGTTTTATCCCCACGGCGCAATTGATGGCAAAGTAGTGAATACGAAAATGGCTCAACAGATGACCTTTTTAGGGAAATTCGGGGCATCATGTAATCGAGAGTTTCACGTGAAATCGTATTTGGAAAAACATCCGGAATATCACGAATGGCGAGAGTATTTGTCCGATTTACCGAATCAACGATGGACGAACATCACAAACGACCATACATAAAATAATATGATGATACTATATAATCCACCAACGTATGCCATCGACCTTTTATTTTATACATGAAAAGATGGTCGAGACGTGTAGAAAAGAATATGAAGATTTTATTAAACAAAACAACGATACCATAAATACTCTTGACAAGTTAGACTCCTCTTATATTTCATTGTTAACATTGTCTAATGATACATCGATTGGTAAGATTAAAGAAAAAATGTCTATCACCGATACATCAAAATATGATTACCACAGTATGATATTAACACTAGAGCCGCACAACAAGAATACATTATGGTTATATCGAAATGTATTATTTTATTACGTCTTTCTTTATGTAAACGATTTACTACAAAACCCCAAAAAATTAAGCGACTTTTATATCAATAACTCACCTGCTCGTTTATCGAAAGAGTATCTTCTAGTAGGTGGCAAATCACCAATTGAAAAGGATGATTTGAAAAAATATAAAATCAGTAATTTCGGGAGTGCTACGCCAACGTCCGATATTGACGCGTCTATTCAATATGATGGAGAAGGCGACCCACATGTATCTTTTTTGTTATCGTTAATCGAAGATACGTATTTGTATTTGTTTGGCATTTCGTGTTTACAATTAGACATTGAATTTTATGATTCATATATCTCAAAATGTGTATCTATCAAAGATACCAATCCTACACCACCATGTAAGGAAACGTATATAGTCGATGGTCGTATAGATAAAGGCGGATATGACAGATTATTAGAATATGCGGCGGCTAGTATGATACGTAATGTATATATTGCTTTAAACGATAACGCCGAGTGTAAGACATTATTACGTTCGAGACAGGATAACACAAGCCAACACAATCCCCAGTTTATAGGATTATTCGATTACGCATCATGGCAAACCATATTACAACAAATCAGTCCAAAATCATTTAATGACGAACCCACTAATACAGAATCAAGACCTGAATATGTAGTACAATTAACAAATATGTTATCAGAAATCGGTAAGCACGATCACGTGAAAGCAATATCTGATTTTTGTATGTTTTTTTACAACCAGCTGTTTATAGACAACAGTGATATCACTTCATCGTTTACAAACGCGCAAAATAAAGTAACGAATTATTTTTACAATACTACAGATAATAAAATTAAATCATATGATGCCCAGCGCAAGTTATATTATGACGATTTACTCAATTCCGAAAAGGCAATAAAAACGCAGTCTAATGACATAATACCACGAATTGTCGCGTTTTCCGAGAGTCAGATTTATCGACAAGAAGGATACGTATGTGTTTTAACTGTAATGCATATTCCACGTTATTATCAAAAATGTGGAATACAGCAGGGCAAAAAGAATACGAACATATCAGGTTGTTCGGAAACATGCGACATTGATGAATCTCTCAACTTCGAAATACCAGCGTGTTTGTTGGATGACTATGCCTATAAAATAAGTATGGTTGAACAGTTGGGGTTTATGCTTCGATTCGCTGTATCATACATATTAAGTATACATCAGTTATCAATCGACCATGCAAACGATATTGAATCCAACGAAAAACCGGCCATCTTGAAAAAATATACAGAGAAAATCAATAAATACAAGAAGAGATATGACCACGCACACTCGAAAATGTCCAAACCAAATATTCACGTTACTAATGGAGTTACTAATGGAGGTAAACGTCGGTCTATTCGGCGAAAGTCTAATCGGCGCAATTCTACACTACGTATTAGACGGAAACGCAATTTTCGAAAAACACAAAAACCTCGAAAACCGACGAAAAATTGATTTCAATATAAGAACCATAAAATGTATATAAACATAAACGCCTATATTATATACATTTCTATTTCGTTTCATTCACATACCTCAAAATGAAGTCTACCATGAGTCCAACTATGTCGTCGTTAGTTCGCCCCCAACTCTCGAATATTTCCGATGATGTCCGAGACGGTTATTCGTTCACGTTGTCTGGGGTGGATGTAAGTTTAGCAAATTCTCTCCGCCGGACTATCTTGTCCAGTATTCCCACCTATGTTTTCCCAGTAGACGTTCACGGAAAATGTAATATCGAAATCAATACCGGACGATTACACAATGAAATTATGAAACAGCGTTTGGGTTGTATTCCCATCCACAAAAAGGTGCCCACCAAAAAACGCGACCAATTGCCCGGAGCAACTGCCGAAGACGACGACGATTTAGTCGCCAATTATATGTTGGAAGTCGATGTCCAAAACACCGGTGAAAATGTCATGTATGTTACCACCGAACATTTCCGTATAAAACACAAGAAAACCAAAGAGTATATTGATTCGACCACGATTTTCCCCAAAAACCCAATCACAGATTCGTATATTATTTTCGGAAGATTGCGTCCAAAAATCAGCGAGACGATTCCCGGCGAACACTTGAAACTTACCTGCGAGTTCGACATTGGGACATCGGAAGATAGTAGTATGTATTCCGCCGTCTCCAAAGCAACATACGCAAATACTCCCGATAAAATCAAAGCGGATGATGTCTGGGCAGAACAGGCCTCCAAACTCGCGTCGGAAAACACACCAAGCAACGATATCGAGTTCCAAAAACGCAACTTCTATTTGCTAGACGCCCAACGCCATTTTATAGCAAACAGTTTCGATTTCACAATACAAAGTGTCGGGGTGTATGAAGGTCAAGAAATTGTGAAAATGGCGTGTGCGGTATTACAGGGAAAATTCGTGGATATGATACAGCAATTGGACGCGGACGAATTCACCATTACAACTGGTGAGAGTTCAATGTCGAATTGTTATGATTTGGTATTGGCAAACGAAGATTATACGATTGGAAAAGTGTTGGAATATATTTTATATGAACGTTTTTACAAAGGCGAAAAAGTATTCAGTTTCTGCGGATTCAAGAAATTCCATCCACACGACCCCGACAGTTTAATTCGTATTGCGTATAAATCACCCACCGATAAAACAATGGTGAGACAACATTTACGTTCGGCGTGTGTTGACGCGCAAGATTTCTACACGATGTTGTATAAAATGTTTTAGATAGACACATACACTATTACAAAAATACAAGACAAAAAATAAAAAGCACAAATACAAACCATAAATAAAACCCCACAAATAAAAACGGCATTTCGCTCGTTTTTTTTGCGCCTTTCCGATGTATCCGTCTTTATATCCTTTCGCAAATATATTTCACAAAATTGAACTAAACCGATGACGCTTTATATATTATAGACAATTCTTTAATATATATTTTACAAAATCCCCCAAACCAGCCATGGAAAAACGAGTGAATACCCGCATTCAAAAATACGTATCTTCATTAAAAGACGATGTCCGCAATAAAATTGTGGATTTAGGTTTCGATAAACAAAGCCAAGTGAATGAACTCTTGGAATACATTTACGAATATGACCGTTTGGTTTTACAAAAAGACGATTTTATTAA